GTGTCGGTGCTGGGCTGTTCGACCTTGGCCGTTTTCGTGCCGTAGGAGCGCCATTGCTTGAGGTTGATGTCCACGCTGACATCCAGGCCCTCCTTGGCGTCCTCCGTGATGTTGTAGTCCTCCACGCTCACGGTCATGTTGGTGTCGAACAGCCGCCGTCCATCCGGGGAGCGCCGCACCAAAATAAACTGGGTGGTGCCCTTGGAGGTCTTGAGCCGTTCCAACACGCCCATGTAGTAGGAGGGGGACCGGCTGCCGGTGAGCATGGGGAGCGTCACCGGCAGCACGATCTCACTCAGCCCAGGGGTGCGGAGGAAATTGATCTCACCCTCATTGAGCAGTGTGAGCGTCTTATTTTTGCCCTTAATTTTCACGGTCAGCTTGGCGGGAGTGGGCCACTCCACGCCGCCCAGGTAACAGGAATAACTCATGCGTGCACCCCCTCAGCAGCGGTGACCAGCGCCTCAGTAAAGCCCTCGGTGAGCTGACTGATAACGCCGTCCAGATCAGCACTGCCGTCAATTCTGTTGGTCATGCCGGTCATGTCAATCTTGACCTCTGCGGTGGTGAAACGGTTGATTGCATCCCTTTCTGCGATGTCCCGCAGGTATTCAAGCTGTTCCTCTGTCACGGCCAGAGCATCAGCGGTCTTGCCGGTATTGTCGGCGGTCAGCCCGGTGTTGTCGGCAATGCTGCTCAGGTCAAAGCCGCTGCCAAGGTCCGTGCCGCCGGTGCCGCCTCCGCCGAAGTCAAAGAAACTGCTCACCTTATCAGCCACACCGTCACCCCACGATGCACCGGCCTTGAAAGCATCAGAGGCCCAGCCATCTGTGAATGTGTCAAAGGTGTTGTAGCCTTTGGTGAAAGCGTCCCCAATGTTCTGGTACTCCTCAACACTGCCATAGGCCTCCGCCGATTTTGCGGCATATTCATCCGCCTTTGCGGAAATGCCGGAGTAGTCAAACTCGACAAAGGGCAGCTTGTTCAAAGCCGCACAGATGCCCTCTACAACGGTGAGGGCGGTAGACAGCAGGCCGTAAAACCAGCCTTGCACATTGGAGATGACATTGTGGAAAGCGGTGCCGATGTTGGAGCAGCAGGCACCCAGAGCGTTCCAGATGCCAATGGCCACATTGGCCACCACAAGCATGGCGTTCCACACAGCTTGAATGGCCACATTGATGCCGCCGGTGATAACCCCAAAGCCCGTAGCCGCCACGCCGGTGGTCTTAGCAATCCAGTTGCACAGGGCGATGATGCCCGCCACAAGGGCGATGACCCCCACCACTATCCAGGTGATGGGGCAGGCCAGCAGGGCCGCATTGAGGCCGTACTGTGCCGCCGTAGCGGCAAAGGTTGCCCCGGTGCTCATCATCTCTGCCGCCGCTTTCACGCCAGCAGAGAGCGCCACAGCGCCATTGATGGCCTGAGTGATGAGCGCCACAGCGTTGTAGGCCACAAGTGCAGCCACAAGGCCCCAGGCAATAGGCTCAATCACAGACCAGTTATCAACCACGGCAGAGCCGATGTTGACGAACACATCAAGGATGCCGGAGGCAAGGGCCGTGATGGTGGCCAAGGCGTTCAAGGCTCCGTCCACCACCGTGCTGAATTGCTCACTGTTGGCCAGCTTGTTGAGCTTGTTGAGAACGGGGTCCAATGTCTGGAGCGCCCGGTTTTGCATGTTGGTCCAGATTTGCGCCCAGGTCATGGGCATACTCTCAAACTTGGCGTTGGTTTCATCTGCCACAGAGAAAAGGGCATTTTTGACCACCTCGGCGGTGACTTGGCCCTCCTGGGCATATTGCTTGATGGAGCCCTCTGCAATGCCCATGTACTGCTCAATGGCTCTGGCGATGCCGGGCGCATTTTCAAGGATGGAGTTTAGCTCCTCACCTCTCAGAGCGCCTGCCGCCATCGCCTGGGTGAGCTGGAGCATGGCCGCAGCCTGTCCTTGGGCGGATGCGCCGCCAATAGTAAATTGGCGGTTGACCTGCTCCATAAAAGCAATGAGCTCATCATTGGAGCTGAAAGCGGCTCCAGCGTTTGCGCCCATGCTGGCAATAGCAGATGCCGTGTCAAGATAGGCAGCTCTGGAGCGCTGGGCAGAGGCCATGATTTTGGCCTCCAGCTCATCCACGCTGCCGCCGTCATCCACAAGGAAAGACAGGCGGGCGGTGGTGCTGGTCATCTGGTCAGAGAGGCCGATGAGCTTATTGAGCCCGGCACCGGCGGCCAGTGTGGCCACCAGGGTCTTGACCTTGCCCAGCATACCATCTGCCAGGGAGCCGCCGGTGCGGAGGCCTCGGTTGAGGTTTTCCTCCTGCTCTGCGGCTCTGCGGTAGCCGTCCGCCATCTCCTGGATTTCGGCGTTTGCTCCCACAAGCTGGGAGCGTGCTTGCGTGATCCGGGCGGCATCAACAGCTCTGCCAGAGGCACGCTGGACCTGCTCAAAGGCGTTGAGCGTAGTGTCAAGTGCGGAGGTTATCCTCTTGAGCACGGCGCTCATCCCGTCATTGAGGACCATTTGCGATCTGATAGTTGCCATAGTTTCACCACCTTGGGAAAAGCTCCCGCCCTGTATCGCTCAGGGCGGGAGCCTTATTTGCGTTTTGCTTTGTTCTTGAGTTCCGCCTCTTTTTTCCGTTCCGCCGCACAGCGGGCATCAATAGAGGCGATGACAAAAGCACGCTCCTTGACGGGCAGGCTCAAAAACTTGGACGGCTCCCAGCCAAACTTTTGCAGACAGAAGTGTGCATAGCTGGCCTCTGGGTCACCGTCCTCTATCAGTTTTTTGCCTCATCAACCAGCTCATTCTCAGTCTTGAAACCGTTGAGCTGGAAAACTTCCGTCACATAGTCATCAAACTCACCGCCGATGAGTAGCTTGCCCAGCAGCTCCTCCGGCTTGGCAACACCCCAGTCATTCTGGAGCTCTGCGTTGCTCAGGTCCGGGAACACCGTGCAGCGGGCGCACACCTTGGCCTGGAAAGCGTAGCTATCAAGCTGCTGGGTGTACTGGCCCTTTTTGCCGGGCACCGGCACCTGCCGGATGCAGGAGTTGCGGATGCGGGCGTATTCATCAGCGGAGATGCAGCAGATTTCCCACAACATGGGCTTGCCATCCTCCCCCTTGAAACGGGGGGAGGCGGCAAACTTGTAGTTTTCGATCTGCTCAACATTGGCGTGCATAAATGCGGACAGGTTACTCATGGATGATTTCCTCCTTTAGTTGGCCGCCCTTACATATAGGACGGGTTGGTGTGCTTTTCGGGACGGGTAAAGCTGTCACAGTAGCCCTCAAGGGCCTGCTCCACAAAGTCACCCTCTGCGTTGAACATGGACAGCAGCACATCACCATCCAGCACGCAGTTGTTGTAAATCTTGGTGCTCCGGCCCACAGAGGTGGCGGGGTCATCGTTGGAGGTCTGGATGTCAAAGGTAGGCATCACACCCGTCTTGATGAAGTCCTCAACCACCTGGTCAAAGATTTCCGTGCACTTATAGACCGTCATGGAAAAAGCCAGGGCAATGGTTTGGGCCTTGTGGCCAATCACGGGATTGCCCAGGCGGTAGACTTCCTTGGTGTTGATGGAGGCCTTGCCCTCAAACTCCTTGGCCATCAGCATGGAATAGCGAGTGCCGTTCAGCGTCACAAAGCACTCAGCAAAGTTGGCGCTCACGGCATCCTGGGTGTTCATAGAGATTTTGTCAGCCATGTGTCACAATCCTCCTTTACTGAATGATAACGCTCATGTAGAGCTGGGCCATGGCGTTGATGATGTTGAGGCCGTTGATGGTCAGCAGCACTGCCTTTTTCTTGTCACCCTGCTCACAGGTCACCGTGTCGGGGTCAAAGTTCTCAACAGCACGGATTTTCTCAAGCTCCTGGATGAGCTTGACCACATCGCCCCACAGGGAGGCACGGCCAGAGGCATCATTGGGCACGGTGCCCACATAGCGGGTGTTGAACAGCACCGCCGTGTCATTGGCGATCTGGTCACACACACGGATGGTCTGGTTGGACTGGAAAACCTCTCCCTTGGTGTCGGAGAGGGTCAGCAGGGTGTTGATGTCCTCCAGCACACGGGTGACCCCGTTGACATTGTGGAACATAAACTTGCCTGCCTTGAGGGCCGCCTCAAGCGCTGCCTGGGTGTATTCGGTGTCCAGAATGAGCTCACCGTCATACTTGGCATTGGTGAGGGACTTGTTGACGGCCACGCCAGCATGTGCGCCGGTAGCCCAGTAGACCACCGCCTGGGTGTCCACATTGGCAATGGTGGCATGGGTGGCAGTGTTCCACACGCCAATCACGCCCTCATAGTCAGCACTGGGTTTCCAGGCCACAAGCTGGAATTTGGCACCCACCTCATCCCTCATGCGCTGGGTGTACTTGACATACAGATTGACCACAGTGCTCTCCGTGGCCGGGCAGCACAGGGTATTGAAAGCATAGGCCTCCAGCTTATCCAGGAAAGCCTGGTGGTCCTCGCCGGTGACCGCCGCATCATCAGCGCCGCCGGTCAGCTTGGTGCCCGCAGTGGCCGCCAGCGTGGCGCTGGTCTTGAAAACCACATAGTCATTGGCCACCAGATCAGTGGCCGCCTTGACCGTCTGGGTGTCAACACACTGGCCGTCCAGGTAGGTGCTCACATCCCATGCGCTGGTGTCATCGACATTGGAGGCGATGACAATAGAGAGGTCATTGCCACGCACACCGGGGTATTTGGCATCCGCATAGGTGCAGCTTGCCTTTTCGCCGTTGCCCAGCCGCCAGCAGTAGACGGTGGTGGCGTGCTGGAAAATCTCACGCAGGGCCAGCAGCTTGGGGTGGTCATACCCATAGCCGAAGATGGCCTTGCTGTTCTTCTGAAACTCACCAGAGGTGACGGGGAAAATCTCACCCTCCGGGCCCCAGCTCAGAACAAAGGGCGCTGCCGCATAGCCTCTGTCAGACAGAGTGGCGGATGCCTTTGCCACGCTGGAGAAATTGATGTAGCTGCCGGGCAGGACCTTGTTCTGGGTCAGCCAGTTACCTCCGCCAAGAGCCATTTATCTCACCTTGCCTTTCATAAACTTTTCAATCAGCGCATCCACCTCATTCAAGGTGTAGGTCTTGCCATCCTCCAGCAGTGCGCCGATCAGGTCCCGCCGGTGGACATATCTCTGAGAGGCCACCAACTGCACCTTGGTAAAGGCAGCGGCATTGGCCTCCGTGGTCTGGGTTTTTGCCATTGGCTTATCCCTCCTCATTGATTTTGAGAGTTTCCATGTTCTCCTGCTCCAGCGGGACACGGACGAAGTGGTCATAGCTCAAAAGCACATGCAGGACATCCTCCGCCAGTGTCCACTCACAGCCGGTGGCATGGATGATGTCCCCCTCCGGGGTTGTGATGCTCCCCAGGACAAAGGACAGCCGGTGTGCCATGCCATAGCACTCCGCATCCCCGGCCTTGGGGTAGTAAATCACATCCACCGTGGGTGTCCGCTTGTGCCTCTGGCCCACCTCTTTGGCGTGACCGGCACCGGGCATGATGACATTAAAATCTCCGGGCTTGAGCCCTTGCTTGACATTCCCGCCATGCACCTGGGCGGCAGGAAAAGCAGCGTGGAGCGCAAGGCTCACGCCGTCATAGATGCTGTTGAAATTGATTTCAGCCATTGAATACCTCCCGCAGCAGGGCCTCCAGTTTTCTCTCAATCACACCCGGCGCAAGCCTCTCAAGGTCCTGCTCGGACAGGGTGAGGAAATACTGGCCCGGCACCCAGCCGTCACCGCCCCGTGTTCGGTGGCCAAACTCAACATAGCTGGCATATTCCACAGGGTTGATGACCTCAATGGTGTAGGCGTTGCCGGACTTTCTGACTGGCAGTGCCTCAGCGTAGGCTTTCGCATCATTGCTGTCGCCTCTGCTGGCAGCATCCGCTTGGGTTTTGGATGTCCAGCCCCGGCGCAGGGTGCCGCCCTTTTTGCCACTGGATTTTGGGTACTGCCCCACAGGTGTGCGGGGGATGACCAGCGCCAGCAGGCGGGCGGCCAACTCCTTTGACACCTCCGTGCAGAAACGGTCCATGTCCATGCTCTGGAGCGTGGCCAGACTGTCACGGAGGCGCTGGAGCTGCTTATAATCGCAGTTTCCCCAGTTCATCAGGCCCACTCCTTGAAAAGCTCCAGCGGCACCTCTTGGTGGCAGCTATACACTGCGCTCTTGCCGCTCCGTTCATAGTCACGGGTCACGCCGTTCTGGGTCACTGTGATTTTAGACCCCTCCGGGATGTCCACGGAGGGGTCAATGTAGAGCACCACGCTTTGGGCCACCTGGGCGGCCTCCTCGTTGGGCTCTGTACTCACCACAGACTTGTGGGAAATGCGGCAGCGGATGTCTGCCGCCAGGATGCGCTCCTTGGGCTCCGTGCGGCCATTGGCGGGGTTGAGCACCCCGTCCAGCACGGTGATGGTTGCTTTGCCCACCCAGAGGCTCTGCACGGCCTTTTTGTGGGCGGGGCTCCACACTACCATCTCATCCTCCGAAAAGCCGCCAGCGTGCTCTCAGGCGGGCGCATGAGCCCTGCAAGCAGGGCATCAAAGCGGGCCTCAGCGCTGCTGGCTCCATCACTGGCTCCAGCAAAGGTGATGGCCACATCGCCCTCCGTGATGCTCTTGGCCGGGGCGGAGAAGTCAAAGCCCTCCAGCCCGTCCAGACCACCGGCGGCTTTCTTATCATAGAGGAATTGCCCGGCCACCATATCCACATGGACATAGAAAAGGCCATCCGGCAGCACCCTTTGATTGATGTCTGCCAAG